CAGACTTGTCCGATGTACGATTACCTGATGCAATGATGTGTAGCTTGGGGTGCAACTTGAGCTCGCCAGCGTAGTGATCCAAGATGACACGACACATGGGGTTCTGCATCGGTTGGGGTGCATCGGATAGCTCCTCGATGATGAGCGCACATGGCATGTCTGTACCATCGTCACGGATACGATAGAACTCAGGCATTGGTATCCATTTGGCTACATCGTTGTCAGTGCGTGGTACGCCCATAATGTCCACTGGGTCGCGAAGTGATGGATTGAACTCCGTCACACGCTCAGGTGGGATGCCAAGTGATTTGATGATGTCACGACAGAGGGCAGACTTACCGCCCCCAGGTTTGCCAGTGATGTAAGGAACAAGTCGGTTGCCTTTGGCGAAGTTAGCCAAGACAGATTTTTTGATATCTGAATATTTCATGGTTTGCTTTCAGTTAGTGAATGAATGCCCGAAGGCACAGGGATATACGCACAAGTTCTACGCTTGTGTTCCAAATAATAGGGAAGTTGAGGCTCATGACATGAGCTCTAGTTGGGCTCTGAAAAGAACCCGTTGGACCAGTTGGACCAGTTGGACCTACTGACTTCGATCGAACCTGCGCTTGACTAGGATTGTTTTCCAAGTCTCATTGAAGCTTTCCAATACTTGCGTGTATGCTTTGGATGGGTCGTGGTTTAGTTTCACGGTCTCCAGTAGAACAAGTCCAGTAAGAGTACTAGGATTGCCAATGCGAGTATTGCTCGCTCGAATTTTTCCCATATTGTGTGCATGATTGCGCTCCGTGATAGGTGAATGTACTCGTGCTCTTGCTTTGGCACGTTCTTCTTGCTCGTATTGCTCGGCTTTACGGCTCATCAGAGTACCTTGGGAATGATCTGACCAATGAATCGTTGCGTGGTTCATTGATGGTGTGGATGCGTATCTGCACACCCTTGGCTTCCAATGCGTTCATGAATTCAGCCATGTCGCAGTCTTCCTCTAGATATACAGTGTTGCCTTGTCGGTATGAATAGGCACTGATTTTATCGTTGATGCCAAGTTCTACAAGCTCGTCGTAGTTAACAGCTAACCAGCCGTGACCTGGATCGGAGTAGAAGTAATAGTCTAGTTTGTCGATTGTGTTCATGGTTTTGCTCCTTCGTTGTCAAACATAAATGCCATAAGTTCTTGGAATGAGGGGAACTTGCCACGCTCGTCATAGAATCTCCATGTGTCGCAGTTTGCACACCCTTGCTCGTATGATCTACATCGCTTGCCTTGACTGGCTCGCAGAAACTTAAAGCCATCGTGAACTTCATACTTACACTTGGCTCGCTTGCGTATGTCTCTAACTTGCATTGATCTCATCCTCCTGTAATGGTGGTAGTAAAGCTGCTTCTTGAATCATCTTGATCACACCCTGCATGGTTTCGTATGTCTCCGACCCCATGCATGGATTGCAAAACCCATAGGGTTTACCCTTGTCGTCGTAATAGACTTCTTGTAGGCAGTACCAATCGTCACCGCCATTCTCTGATTTAACATTCACGATTCGATAGTTCCACATCATTTGCCTCCTTTGTGAGATGAGTTGAGATTGACCAGTAGTGATAAGTCAGTTACCACGATGTAGTTTGACTTGGGCATGGGCACGATGGTGTGCTTCTGTTGCTTAGCAATCTTTTCAGCACATTCCATACAGGTCGGGCGTGATAGGTGTTTGCGATGTGGCTCGACACGAACTGCATAGCAGTGTGTACATATAGGTAAGTGATAGTCTTCACTCATCGTATGCCTCGATCACACACAATGCCAAGCCACCGAAACAGAAGCCTGAGAATACTTGGAGTGCTTGTTGGTAATAAGGTGTGTCTGAGTTGTATCCGAAGAATTGGCAGAGCAAGAAGCCTGCAGTGAAGCCAATGGCGTACAGAATGGATGGCATGTTAGTGACTCCTAACTTGTTTATAGTATTCGCGAAGTGCTGACTCGGGGTCGTCAGCGTCCATAGGATTGTCAACCGCACTGAATTCGAAGACATAGGGTGTGTCGTCAAGTGGGTCGGTGTAGTGTGGTTCGATGATGAGTGAATCCAAATGCAGGAACATGAGTTGAGTGTGTTTCATGATGTGTCCAATGTTGGTGTGTCTGATGTGTGTGAATATTCCGCGAATTTGCAGGTGTGATAGGTGTGTGGAATATTCATGTTAGTGGTTCCTTACCTCCAAGTCTGTGTGGTTGACACACAAAATCGATGCTGTATAGATATACAGGTAGAATTTTCAAATATTCCGTGTTTTTTGTGGAGTCAGGCAGGATTTATGAGATATATGTGTAATGTGAACATTAGACACATTGTGTTAGGACATACGCGCCTCGCGTGTATGTGTATATTTATATGGAATATTTGAAAATTTGAAAATTCAATTAAGATTGGTTAATAAAATCAACAACTTATGAATTTTCCAGACAATTTTCCACTTTGGACTGTGGAAAATTCACTTCACACGATATGTGATCGTGGCGCGAACCAGCTTTGAGTACTTGGTCAGGCGTGTTGGATTGTGTGAGTGCAGTGCAGTAAGCCTGCAGTTGGCTGAACGATACGGCTCAGGTGGCAAGCCACCCTGAACCTTGCGACCCACCTCGCCATCGCGAAGTTTGGGCATTGGTGCAATGTGAACTCCGCGTGGCAAGATGTGTGTTGTCATATTAAGCCTCAATGATTTCAGATGTGTTGGATTCAATGATGCGCTCGACCAAGTTGAACATGAAAGCCTTTTGACCTTTGAGCTCAGCACCCTTCAAGAGCACAGCAGATTGCACAGCAGAGCACAAGCTGATCAGGTTTTGCTTATTCATTGGACCAGTTGCAGGAATCAAGCCAATGACATAAGGCTGAGCAGACTTAGGAACTAAAGTATCGACAATGTCGCGAGCCAATGGGCGGTATTGACCATTCAGCAGTTGCTTCAAATAGATGCCTTGCGCGATACCCTTGCGTGAAGCAGAGTCAGCGAAGGCAATTGCACGAGCCAGTGAGCCAGTCTTTTCAGGCTTTTTCGCTGACATAGTGAATGAAGCTGATGCGTCAATGATTGCGATTTCGGTGGTCATAGATTTCTCCAAATAAGTGAGTTTCAAGTAATGCACTACACCATGCAATGCACTACACAAAACCGTCTCCCACACTTTTGCCATTCATGTGTTTAAACCATGCCGTAAGGTTTAGGTTATAGAGACGGATTTCACCGGACAGTTACTTCACCCAAACTGTCAAAACGCTACCAAATTTTTAATGATCGACCGCATTGAATCATTCGCTTGATAGACCGCGCGTCAACCCTCACGGGCACGCCAACGGACATACGAATCAGACAATGTTGCTTGTTAAAGAGCTCGGTATCGAGGGCACGATCGCCCTACACCATAGGTTTTGACCCGACAAGCGGGTGGGGTGGGTGGGTGGACAAAATGAATTTGATGGGCCGCCCCTTCTTTACCTATTGCTCATTCAACACGCCCCATTTTTCTAAACATACACACGTTCGACACACCAAATAATTTTCTTCCACAAAACACCACCCCCTTGACAACCCTCGCAAAAGCCCTAACATACACACCAACATCAACCCCACTGGAGTCCCACATGGCCACCAAACCCGCTTTCTTGTTCAAAGGCAAAGAAACCAAAAAAGAGGAAAAAGCTGAGAAAAAGGCTTACCCCACCAAAGCTGGTTACGCTAAAGCTGAGAAGAAGTACGAGAAGGAAATGCCCAAAAAAGGCATGAAAAAGTAATGGCTACTAAACCTGGGCTGTACGCCAACATTCACGCAAAACAAGAGCGTATTAAAAACGGCTCTAAAGAAAAAATGCGTCCTGTTGGAAGTAAGGGCGCACCCACCAAACAAGACTTTATTAAGTCTGCAAAGACTGCAAAAAAGAAATGAAGCGTTACAACTTTCATTTGCCTGAGCCACTGATGGAAGCTTTGAAGCAGGAGTCGGTGCGCACGGGTGTGACAGTCTCTGAAATCATCAGACGTGTATTGATGGAGTATGTGAAAAAATGAATGACGATTTGATTCACAGTAATCATTCAGAATTTGCTTTATCACCTACAGCAGTAGAACCACATGTCACTTTGGATATCCCACCCCAGCTGGTGTGGGAGTGTGCTGCGGGGCTAGAAGACCCTGTGTTAATTGCTGCACGCTTTGGTTTCGAGGGTGACAAGTGGGAGCGTTTATCGCAGTGGCCTCCGTTCATTACTGCAGTGCAATCGCAGCGTGCAGAGTTTGACCGCAACGGCATGACATTTCGTCTCAAAGCTGGTTTGATGGCCGAAGAGATGATGAGTCAGATGTTCAAGCAGGCAATCAGTATAGACAGCACCATACTGCAGAAACTGTCTGTGTTTAACAGCCTTGTAGATGTGGCTGGGCTTAAACCAGATAAGAAGCAGGTGGACACTGCGGTCAATGCTGCACCGAAGTTCAGTATCACGATAAACTTTCCAAACCAGCAACCCACACCAGTGACCATAGATGGCTAATCTTGTATATACACCGCCGGTATCAGTAGTTCCGTTTTTATCGTCGGACAAGTTTGCTAACTTCATCGTAGGGCCTGTGGGTTCGACAAAGACAACAGCATCACTGATCAAAATTGGCTACGAGGCCAAACGCATCAAGGCCAGTCCAGATGGCATACGCAGGTCACGTTGTGCAGTCATTCGTAACACCCGTCAGATGCTGTGGGACACGACCATCCCAGACTTTTTGAAATGGTTTCCTGACGGTGAAGCGGGTCTGTTGGAAAAAACCAACAGTAAATTCTTGCTCAAGTTTGACGATGTTGAGTGCGAGATTTTGTTTCGTGGACTTGATGATGCAAACGACGTGCGCCGACTGCTGTCATTGCAGCTGACGTTTGGTGTGATGGACGAGTTTCGTGAGATTAACCCCGACATTTACAACGCACTGACCGGTCGTCTAGGTAGATACCCTGATAAAACCATGAATGGCGTGGGTGCGTGCGATGACGACGGCAAGCAGATTCACAAAGTATGGGGGGCAACTAACCCGCCTGAGGAGAT